GTGGGCCGCTCGACCATCTATGACTGGCGGAAGAGCAGCGAGGGCTGGGCCGAGGCTATGGATGAGGCTTACGAGCAGGGCGTGGACACCCTCGAGGACCATGCCCTCAAACGCGCTCACGACGCCGAGAAGCCATCGGACGCGCTTACGATGTTCCTGCTCAAGGCGCACCGTCCAGCGCGCTACAGGGAGCGTGTGGACCTGAAACACAGCGGTGAGCTGCATCAGGTGAAGCGCATCGTCATGGAGGGTCACGACCTCGAGCTGGCAGACCCCGACCCCGACCGCGACAAGGAGCCCGATGCCGAGTGACCCGAACCTGCGCCGCCAAGTGCAATACGAGTATCTGATGAGCTTCGGCAAGACGGCGGTCCACATGGTGCCCGACGAAGAGCTGACCTATCACGATCTGGACATGGCGTGTCGGTGCCGTCCCGCGCTCGCCCCGATCCCGGAGGAGCTGCGTGACGCGCTCGGGCCGCACCCGGTGCCAGCGATCCGCCATTGGACGCGCGTCGAGCGGCTGCTCTTGACCAAAGCTGTGCCGACCGTCCTCCCACTAGACCTTGACGCTCGAACCCTGTAGAGGCTGACCTATGGCCATTTATGTATTCAACGCCTTCAAGACGCAGCTCGCCAACGGCTACATTCACCTCGATGACGCGACTCGAGACGGCTCGACGATCACAGGCGACAACACGCACACGCCAGTCACGGGCGTCTTCAGGGTCTGCCTGATTCAGCCCAGCTCGTCGCTGGTCACGGCGACCACCGACAACTCGGGCACCGCCGCCATCGACTGCGGCACCGTCGCGGCCATCACGACCCTCAACGAGGTGGATCGCACCAACTACACGCCGATGGCGTCGGGGAACGAGACAGACACGCACCTCTCGAGCCTCACCCTCTCGCAAGTCACAGGGGCCTCGGGCTACGAGAAGTGGGACGCAGCGGATGTCACCGTCAATAGCGTGGCTTCGGGGCAGGACATCAACGGGCTGCTGATCGTCTGGGACAAGAACACGGGCTCGACGAACCTGTCCACGAAGATCCCCCTCGTCTGGATCGGGCTCGACGAGAACATCTCGACGAACGGCGGCAACATCACTATCACATGGGCCTCAACCGGGATCGCGCAGATCACCTGATGGAGATCCGTGTCATCAAGTTCGAGATCCCGACTGCGGGAGACCCTGAGTACGGAGGCTTGCCATACGCCGACCGAGAGGTGTCGGTGGACGCCAACGGTCACGCGCTGCCAGCGACCCCAGCTCGAGCGTATGTGTGCGTAGCCAACGGAGCTGCAACGCTGGTGGCTGGTACGACGGATGACTTGACGGGATCTCTGGGCTTTGCGGCTTGCAACGCGTTAGGCTCTGAACTCGAGCCGTCATGCGTGGCGTACTACAGCCGCGACAACGAAGGGACAACGGCGTCAAAGCGCAAGACGGTTGCCCGGTCGAACTACATCCCGCACCCCGATGACACGGCGGACGGGGCAGGAGGCTTGTCGTTTGGCAACTATGCCGACTCTTGCACCGCCTTTGGCCGCGACGGCAAGTTCCACATCACTTGGAACCCTGTCTCCACGGGGCGCGGCGGCACCATCGTGTTCTGGGTCGTGTACGGCGACGATGTGCAGGTCGCAACAGGCAGGGGCGCAGCTCCTGACAACAGCTCCAACCCGATCAGCTACCCGTGCGTCGATGTCACATCGGCGAGTGGGGAGACCTTCCAGCCTACGGCGATCTTCCTGCTGGCTGGTGACTCAACCTCTGCGCCTCCGTGGGCCGCTGGAGAGGACGGCGGACAGGACACGACCTACGACACGGACGCTGGTGTGTCGTTCGGCATGGGCACGGCAAACCCTGACGGCACGAACCTCGCGTTCAGGTCGCTTGCATGGCGGGACGCCTCGGGGCAAGGGACCTCTGCTTCAGGGCTGTACTTCAGCGACGAATATGTGGTGGTCGGTGAGGTCAACACCTCTGGGGCTATCGCGTCCCCGCAGCTCTTCGACTCGGTTGGCGACTCGGGGTTCACCTTAGACCTTCGACTGGGCGTGACGGGCTTCCAGTTCGCCTACTTGGCGCTGCGGTCAGAGCAGGCACAAATGGTGCTTGAGACCTTCACGACGCCAAGCGCCACGGGGTACGCAAACCAGACTATCACGGGCAACAGCGGTGTTCCGCAGGGCGTCTTGATGATCCAGACACAGGTGCCGAGCGGCTCTGTGGATCAAGCCATGACGAACCCTGTGTCGGCAACTTGGGGGATCGGAATGGGCCACCAGACCGCGCTCGAGTCGGACCCGATAACGCATTCTGTCGGGTTCCAAGTGGAGGACAACTCAGGGACCTCAGACACGCAATCAAGCTATGCGCCGCAGCTCGGCTACTTGGTGAAGAAGCACGGCGCGAGCGCGACCGTGTCGGACTTCGACTGGGTCACGCACACGGCTGGCAGCGCAGACCCCACCTCTGTGGACTGGGTAACTAGCACGACGGCGACGGGCGTTGTGAATCGGCAATGGGCAGCTCTGTATGTGACGCGAGGGCAGGAGATCGCTGTCGCCAACCACAACGAAGGTGCCAGCTCGAGCATCAACATCAACATCGCTGCGCCCGTGTTGACTGGCTCCACGCCGCCGCAAAGGATCACGCTTGGAGAATCGACCACGGGGATCATCAGCGTCACGGGAGCGCATCCCCTGCAAGCTGGGCGATCAACCTGCGTCCAGCGAACATCTGCTGTTGTCGAGCTGACCCTACAGCAGCGTCCCACCATCAAGACCGCCATCCGTGTTTCGCCTCGCCACCAGCCCGTGGCTGCCGTGTCGATTGGCGATGCGGTTGGAGCTGCGGCTCGAGCTGAACCTGTGGCGGCGAGCGTTGTGTCCGATGCAGTAGCGGGTTGGTCGAGGACAGAACCCGTGGCCGCGACAGCGGTTCTCGACCTAGTTGGTAACTAATGAACGCACCCGCAAGCATTCAGGTGTACGAAGGATCGAATGTCACGACCGTGGCGCGCGTGACGCTGCCTAACGGCGCGTCAATGTTCGCGAGCTACATCGACCCCGACCCCTCCATCTTGCTGTATGTGTACGACATCACGGACGGCGGCACGACTAAGACGGCGAGCTACAACTCGAACGGCAGCAGCGGCCACACGGGTGACGCTACGCTGGCGCACGACACGGCGGTCAAGGCTTCAAACACAAACGACGGCTATTGGACGGTGGACTCGACGGGCTACAACTTCATCCACACGGTGAGCGGTTCGCTGTTTACGGAGGGTGGGCGTCGATACCGCCTTGAGTACCGCATCACGACATCAAACTTCGGCACGGTGTTCGTGGTGACTGAAGTGGAGACCAAACCTCTCTACAGCGGGTGATGGAGACGGTCTACCACGACTATCGACCTCGCGGAGCTGCTGCCGAGCTGTTCCACACGAAGGCCCCCGAGGTCTTGATCGAGGGACCTGCTGGCACGGGCAAGACTCGAGCTGTGCTGGAGTATGTGAACTGGCTGTGCGAGAGCTACCCCGGCATCCGTGTGCTGTTGTTCAGAAAGACGCGCACCTCGATGAGCGAGTCGGTGCTTGTGACATGGGAGGAGAAGGTGCTGTGGGACGGTCACCCGGCCCGGACAGGTGACGCGCAAAGGAACACTAGACAGCACTACCGCTACCCGAACGGCAGCCATGTGGTCGTTGGAGGCATGGACAACTCCGACCGCATCATGTCCACCGAATACGATGTGGCGTGTTGCTTTGAGGCCACCGAAATCACCCTCGAGGACTGGGAGAAGGTGACCAGCCGCCTCAGAAACAATGTCTTGCCGTGGCAGCAAGGCGTTGCTGACTGCAACCCCGGACACCAATACCATTGGCTGAACCAACGAGCGAACCAAGGGCAACTGGTGCGGCTCCTATCACGCCACACGGACAACCCTAGCGTGACGCCTGAGTACCTGTCGAAGCTGGAGTCGTTGACTGGTGCGCGGTACGAGCGCCTCTTCAAAGGGCTGTGGGTGAGCGAGGAGGGCCTTGTGTACGACGCTTGGGATCCTGCGAAGCACATCATCAAGCAGGGCGATGTCCCTGAGCTGAAGTGGTACTTCGGCAGCATCGACTGGGGCTTCAGAGCGCCCGGTGTGTTCCAAGTGTGGGGCGTGGACGGCGAAAGCCGTATGTACCGCTTGGTAGAGATTTACCGAACAGGCAAGCAACTCGACTGGTGGGCTGACCAGATTGCGGAGCTGCACAACGAGTTTGATTTGGCGACGATTGCGTGTGACCCTGCGGAGCCGAGAAGCATTGAGCTGCTGAACGACCGCCTGAACCAGCCAGCTCACGGCGAGACGCCCGGTATTGCGCGAAAAGCCGACAACGACATCCTCGCTGGTCTGGACATGGTGCGTTGGGGCCTCGAGCGTGACGCAGGCGAGCCAGCGATGTTCCTTGTGAGTGACGCGCACCGTTACGGACGCGACCCGCATCTGGCAGAGGCTCTGGCCCCCTGCTGCACCGAAGAGGAGTTTCCGGGCTATGTCTGGATGAAGCAGCCTGACGGGCGTCCTGTGAAGGACCGCCCTGACCCGGCTTGCCCCGATCACGGGCTGGACGCAGCTCGCTACGCGGCAATGTTCGCGTGGAACAAAGACCTGACCCCCCCTGACGAGGGGCCGATGTTCTCGCCAAACAGTCTTGGCGCGCTCCTCGGACACGAAGAAGTGCTTATGGAGAGCTACTGATGGCTACGAGTAAGAAGAAGACCGCGAAGAAGGCGACCAAGAAGGCCGCTGCAAAAGAGCCGAAGCTCGAGCTGCCCGAAGGGTGGATTGAGTACGACGGCAAGGCGTTTAGCAGCGCACGAAAAGTCGAGTCGTACAAGCGCCGAGAAGCTGCGAAGCGAGGAGAAGCCTGATGCCTGGAAAGTCACGCTACCCCAACGAGAGCCCTGCTGCGTTTAGGCGTCGTATGGCCTCAAAGAAGAAGGCTACGAGCAAGAAGACCCGCACGACCGGGATGTTAGGCGCAAAGCGCAAAAAGAAGGCCGCAAAGCGCAAGCGCGGGATGTAGAGGATGCTGAAGACAGACGCAAAAAGCCTGTATCTAGAGATCGAACACGCCGAGAACTTGCGGGACGCGCACTTGGCGGCGATGTCAGAGCAGGTGGAAAAGTTTACGGGACCGCACTACGCGAACGGCCAGTCGGAGTATGTGCCCGAAAACCACTACTACGAATATGTTTCGTTGATGGTGCCGCGTCTGATCTTCGACAACCCTCGAGTCAGGGTAAGCAGTCGCCGTTCCGGCACTCAGCAGGATGTTGCAGAGGCTCTGCGCCACGGCTTGAACCGTTGGTGCCGCGACTCTGACTTCCGCAAGCTGCTGACGCTGACCGCTACAGACAGCCTGTTCAACTATGGTGTGCTTCTGGTGACTGAAGAGATCAACCAGACGCTAACATCGCATGAGCGGACAGAGGCGAGGTCCAAGCCCATGTGGCCTGTGATAACGCGGGTGCCTCAAAAGCGGTTTTTCGTGGACCCTTTGGCTACAAACCTTCACGAAGCCCGATTCATGGGGCACAAGTGGGTGCGGGACAAGGAAGACCTGCTGGCAGAAGCTCGCGAGAACCCTGACGCTGGCTGGAACAGCCAAGCTCTCGAGCAGCTCGCAGAGGGCACAGGCACCGACGAGCTGTATGACCGCCCTGACGCGCCCGACCGTGGCGAAATTGTCGCCTACGAGATTTGGGTGCCTGAGATCGAGGACGCAGAAACGATGGGTCCTGACGCCGGGTTTCACGGCACGATCTACACTCTGGCGACAGGCGCGAGTCAGTCAGAGGACGAGCGGGACACCATGATGATTAGAGAGCCTAGGGCGTACTACGGCCCGAGGTGGGGTCCGTATGTGTTCTTTGGGATGTACCCGGTGCCCGACAGCATTTACCCGTTGTCGCCTATCACGGCTGTCGAGGGGCAGGTGGAGGACCTGAACCGCCATGTCAGCGCCGCAGCTCATTCGGCGGAGAACTACAAAAAATTGGTGTTTACTGATGCAAGCGACCCTCGTCTGCAACAGAAGCTGAAAGAGAGCGACGATTATGTGATCCCGGTTCAGGGACTGGACAAGCAGAAGATGGTCCAGGCTGAGATTGGGGGCATGACGCCGACCCAGATGTCCTACATCGAAGCAGCTCGAGACCGCCTAGACCGCAACTCAGGCATCCAGGAAGCTCAGAGAGGCAATGTCGAGGGGCATGGCACGGCAACCGAGGTCCAGATTGCGGAACAAGCAGCCACAATCCGCCTCGCGTTCCAGAAGCAGCAGTTCCAAGACGCTGTGGAGAGGGCACTTAGGACGGTTGCGTGGTACTTGTACTACGATGACCGCATTGTTTTCCCGTTGGGTCAAGACGCTGCAAACGAGCTGGGGATGACTGATCCTTGGCTTGTAGGTGGCTCTCATGAAGAAGACAGCGGCGCGACCTTTGACGATCTGGAGTTGGAGATCGAGCCGTACTCAATGGAGCGCACGACCGAGGGGCAGCAGCAGCGCCGAGCTATGGAGGTGCTGGAGCTGATCACAAACATCTCCCCGATGATCCCACAGGCCCCGTACATCAACTGGGCGGAGCTGTTCACGATGCTTGGTGACGCGATGAATGTCCAAAAACTGGAACAGCTCATAGATGTGGACTTTGCAATGGAGCTGGGTGGTATGCAGGTTGTGATGCCCTCTGGCTCTGGTCAGGCTGACCCGATGTTGGCTGGCCAAGTAGGCAAAGCAGGAAATCAAGGCCCCCTAACGAGGCCGACAGCTCGCGCTAGGGTCCAGCGGGTGCCACCGAAGGCCATTCCGCAGCCTCAACAGGCCCCCCAGCCGCCGCAAAACCCTCAACCGCCGGAACTAATCTAGCAACTGACAAAACCGACACATGGCCCCCCTCTACATTTTCCAGTCAGAGTCTGGAGACCACATCGAACGCTTCTTCCACATGGCTGACGCTCCCAAATTTGGGACGGTAGTCGAGGAGGGTGGCGTGGCTTACAAGCGCGTCCCGGTGCCGCCGCAGGTGGATGTCCGCAAGCTGGGCAAAGGAGACCACGGCTGCATCTCGCACGGCTTGCCGCTGTGGGATAAGGCAGCTCCGCGACACACAGCTCACGGAAAGCCAGCATTTGAAAGCAAGCGCGAGATCAAAGAGTATGAGGCAAAGGTAGACAGGGATTTTTTCTGGGATTGACTCTAACTCCCAAGACCTGTACAGCCAAAACTGCCCTACGGGGCCAAACCACCAACAAACTGCATGACCGAACAAGAAACGACCGTAGCCGACACGGGCCTGGTTGAAGCTCCTGAAGCCTCTGAGGCGCAACAAAGCGCGTCGGAGGAGTTCAAGCTAGAAATTGGCGTAGACGAAGGCGATGACGAGGTGCTGGCGCAGCTCGACGCCGACGAAGAAGCCGTGGGGATGACTCCTGACGAACTCGCTGCTCAATCGGAGCTGACAGAGTCCGAGGAGCCCTCAGAAGAATCTTCAGAGGTGACGGGGGTTGCCGATGAAGACGGTGTGGATGTTCCTGAAGCTGCGGAGGGGGACTTAGACAAGGCCCTCTCCGCACTTCGCCGCGATGGCCTTGGGAAAGAGGTCATCGACAAAATGAGCGATGAGGAAATCCTGGCGCTGGGCCTGAAGCGCGCAAAAGTACAGGCCGACACAGACGATGCTTACCGACGCCTCAAAGAGCTAGAGGCCGGGAAGGAGTCCGCAACAGAGGAAGAGCAGACGGAGTCGGAGCCCTCAGAGCCCACCGACCAACCCGAGCTGCTGAACCTCGACTCAGCGGTCGAACCCTTCTCGGATCTCTTTGGAGAGGACGCTGGCGAAGCATTAAAGGGCATTCAAAACGCCACAATCAAGAGCATCAAGGACTCCGTGATCGACCCCATGCAACAAAACATGGACTACATGAGAGCAACCCTTGGTGAGTTGATGGCTCAGAACGCTCGCAGCCGAATGGTCGCAGACTACCCTGAAGTCCAACAGGACGAGGTGTTTGCATCTGTTCGGGACCGCGCTCAGAAGCTCGCAGCCAATGGTGGCTACGAAAGTCTGGACGAGGTTTTGTGGGACGCTGCGCGGCTGGAGTTCTCGGACTCCGACCGCCGGACGGCCCGTGACCTTTCTAAAACCCGAGAGAACCTGCGCTCGAACGGTCAGCCCATAAACCCCAGCAGAAGGATGGTCCCCAAGGGCCTGTCCGCAGATGAGAAGGATGACCTGATCATCGAAATGCTGGAAGAAGGGAAGACCCAAGACGAGATCAGGCGAATTCTCAACTGACCTGGAGACTGACAAATGGGCTCTGCTCTTAGCGTCTTCAACGACTTCATTTCAACGACCGAGTCTGCGATCCTCACGGATTCCAGCTCCATCGTGAACGAAGCGGTGAAGAACAACTACCTGCTGCGGCGCTTCCTCAAGGGGAAGGGACCGCAAGAAGTGCTGCAAGGCGGCAAGACCATCAAGGATTCCATCCTCTTTGATGAAGAAAGCACCTTCCAGTACTACCAACCCAACGAAACCTTCACCTGGCAGAACCCCCAGGTGCTGGAGAACTGGGAGATCAACTGGCGCTTCTGCGTCGATCACGCTTCTTGGACCGACCAAGAGATCGAGCTGAACCTCGGTGGAGGCATGAGCAAGACAGCTCGCCACCGCCAGCTCAAGGATCTCAAGCGCGTCAAGATGCAGCGCCTGTGGACCTCCATCCTCAACGGCGTCGAGGACTCGCTCTTTGCGGTTCCCGAAGCTGCGGAGATGGAAGCTGCTGGCGGCACCAAGCCGTACTCCCTTGCCGCTTGGATCACCGAGAACGCTGACGGGCTTCCCGTGGAAGACAAGACCACGGACGGCGATACCGCTGCCTGGGGTTCGACCTCAACGCTTGGCGGTATTGCTCCTGGCACATACTCAAAGTGGAAGAACCAGACGGCGACATACGCTGCATACGACCACGCCACGACGAAGGACCTGTTCGACGCTTTCGATGAGATGTATCTCAAGACGAAGTTCGATGCCCCGCCCACCAGGCAGGAGTATTTCGAGAACGACAGCCTCTACCGTCAGTTCATCGCAGCGTCTCGCACGGGCATTAACGAGTACCAGAAGGCGCTCCGCTCTACTGGCGACCGCTTCGTGACTCAGTCCCGTCAGGACCCGGCTTTCTTGAAGCCGACCTACGGCGGCATTGAGGTCGAGTATGTTGCTGCGCTTGATACCGCAGCGATCCACCCTGGAGCTAACGACATTGGCAAAGCGGAAACCGCTGCCGACAACACGGGCTCTCGCTACTACTGGATCAACGCGAACTACATCACGCCTGTTTTCCACAACAGCCGTTATATGTACAAGCACCCGGTTCAGTCGCACCCGAACCAGCCGTTCACTCATGTGATGCCTGTGGACTGCTGGTACAACCTTGCCTGTCGCAGCCGTATGCGCCAGGGCCTTGTCCACCCGAGTACCGATCTCTAACCCGCGGGAGGATTGAACGATGAAACTTGAAATGACAACTGGAGTGGAGGGCGTCGAATTTGCCCAACAGTCCGTGCAAATGACCTGCACCGATGAGGTGACGGTAGGCGATGTCGTGGAGCTGACCTTGGCAAGCGGCAAGTATGAGGCTTGCAGCAAGGCAGAAACTTCCGACATTACGCCTGAAATCATCATTGGCGTGGCCGCAGAAGACACCGCAGCAGGAGCCAAAGGAATGATTATTCTTTCTGGAACTTGCAAGGTGAAATGCGACAGCGAGGTGACTGCGGGGGCTGTTCTTAGAGTCTCGGGTGACCACGCTGCACAGCTCGACCTTCTTGCGGTTCCCGGCGCAAACGCAGATTCGTTTGTGAAATGCGTGGCTATCTCCCTAGAGGCTGCTCCCGCGCAGGGCGCATTGACTTCCGTTATTTTTGACGGTGTTCAAGGCATCTGTTGCGCGACCGACGCCAGCTAACCTCAAGGTAGCAGCAAACGACGGGGGTCAGTCCGCGCGGCTGGCCCCCCTCAACCCTCTCAAACAACAACCCAGCTCACACACGACATGACCCTCCCCAGCTTTACACTCCCC